ACCCAGGGCCAACAGGAATAGGAAACTCCAAACCCATTCCAAGCCACCAAGCACCAGTCTCTCCAATAAGATCGGTAACATTTTCAGAACTCTCAAACAACTCTGGTAAACCTTGCATCTTTGCAATATTGACAGCAATCTGGTCTACAACATCAGCACTATCAGCCATACGATATGTATCTGTTTCAACAGTGCCTAAATACTCATCACCAAACTTACCAGATGTAGCAGCAACAACAGCAGGTAATGTATTTAATGCTCTTAATCCTCTACCTAATTGTGTTTCTCTCACAATACCAGCAGTATATACAGGTTCAGTTAAAGCAGTTTTAACTTGTTCTTCACCTAGTAATTTTGGATACGGTATTACATCTACATCACCAGGACCAGCAAAACCAATACGTTCTTCACGTTCTTCTTGGGCTTTTTGTTGACGCAACCATTCCTGTATTTCTTCCTCTGTCATTGGAGGAGCATCTATAATGTCTTCCTGAAACTGCCCCATTTGTTCTTGTATGTCTGCTAAACCTGTTAAGTCTTTTGGATCAAACTCTCCTTCAAGAATACCTAAATCTTTTAATCGTTGTGCTTCTCTTGCTGCACGTACATACTCTGCTTTGTAATCTGTACGACGTTGCTTTTCCGCTTCTGCTCTGGCCTTAGCTGCTGCTTCTGCTGCTTCTACTTCTGGTATTGTACCAAGCCGTTGCCTACCAAATGCTTCAGTTACCAACTCCATACCTTCAGCTGGTCTTATCTCTCCTGTTTCTTCATCTGTAACCAAACCCTTTTCAACATCAACAATACGTGACACACCTATGTCAGGCTGAGAATAAAACTCTGCTGTTGCTGGTCTTATTGTTTTGCTAATTGCTTGTCTTGCTATAGCCTCTGCTTCTGGAATAGAATAACCTTCTTGTAGCTTTTGTGATTTAATACTTCCAAAAGCATTTAAAGCTGCTGTACTAACATCTGAATCAGGACGATAAGGAAAAACAGGAATAGATTCTGGTAAACCATATACTTCTTTTGCTTCTAGTTCACCAGCAGCAACTTGTTTTGCTTGTTGCATTTGATATCTAGATGCTTGCTCATACAAACTTTGTTGTTGCTTACGAAATTCTTCAATCGTTATTTCTTTATTTCGATAACGATTTAAATTATTTTGATGTGCTTCGGCAAGTTGTTCTGGTGTCACGGTTCTATTTCCTGGATAAGATCAACTTCTGTTGCTTTTTTTGCACGATGTTTATTTAAATTATCTGCCATCAATACAGACAAAGCTCGTTGCCTATCCAATGGATCATCAAACTCTGCATCTATTTTAGCTATTGAACCAGGAAAATCATACTTTTCATCACGCAACATTAAAACACTAAATGCCTCTGGTTGTCCTTTTTTATTTATTTCTTCTAAAGATAAACCTGTTAATGCTTCTGCATCACCAGCTACTTTTAATGCACGTCCACCCCAAGATGGTAACCTAGTCAACAGTTCTTGCTTTGCTGTTTCTTCAGCAACTTTTTTATCCCTGGCTTCTTGTTCTCGTTTTACTTTTGCTTCTTGTCGTTTAACGAGCTGCATATCTCTTTCAGCCATTATTGATTTAAATTCTTCTGTACCATATGGACGATAGTATTCTGCTGCACGTTCAAGTATATCTTGTTCTGTTGGTGGTGTTATTGTTAGATCTTCTTCTGTTAGTTGTGTTACTGGTTGTAATCCAGATGCTATTAACGTCAAACGTGTACCTTCTAAATTAGCTTGCACAGCTCCATTTGTACTTTGATTTATTTGTTTTACATATAAGTTTTGTAAATTATTTAATTCCTTACTACCTACATGCATAGGAGCAATAGCATCTATTTCAGCTTGTTTCATTCTAGCTACTGTACTAGGGTCAGGCAACGTTGCAAACCCAAGTTTTTCAGCAACATAATAAGGATTAGCAGTGTCTCCTTTTAAACCTTTGTCTCCAAAAGCCATTGCTATTCTTCCTGGATAAACTGAAGCAAACACTGCTTTTTGTTGAGGTGTTAATTTAGCTAACTCACTTTGTATTTTTATATCTAATCTTGTATCACCTAAAGTATCTTCTATTCCTGATACTCCACCTGCCTCAATTTTTTTAATAACTTCTACCATTAAAGCTTCTGTTCTAGCAGGCAATCTATAGTTTTCATCAATAGTTTCTTTTGCTTTTGCAGTTCTATCTAATGATGCTCTTGTGTTTGTTTCTTTTATTGAAAGTAATCCTTTATATCCATTCATAAAAGCTAACAAGTCAGTATTAGCAGAAGGGTCTGAAAGAAGTTTTAAAATTTGTGCATTATTCTTTTTATCAAGAGCTAACTGTTTAGATAAAATTTCTCTTACTTGTACCTCATCATTATACTGTGCCATCAAATCACGATACGCAGCAGTGTATGCCTGTTGGTATTGCTGCTCATAACGGTTTGCTCTAGTCTGAGCCATCTGTGCATAAAACTCATAGTTTGGCATTACTCTGCTCCTTTGTATGTTTTTAATACTCCTTCAAAATTTTTATCAGGTACTATTCCTTTTTTACCTTTGTTACTATGAAAGTAAAAACTTATTATTTCTCCATTTGAATCTAATATAGGATATACTATGCCCCAACCTATATCTTTAGCAGCTGGTAATCCTAATTGTTCATACACTTCATTTAATTCTTTTGAACCTGGACCATACTTTCGTCCAGTGCCATCGTAACCAAGGTCATAAAACTGTACTTCCTGTGGAATATTATTTTCTAATTTAGTAATAACATAACCTGTGGTTCGCGTTCTTTGTACTCGTGGGCGCTTATCCTTAACCAGAACCAGATCTGAGTTTATGCCAGAACCACCTCGATTTACCCATCTCGTTGCATCTTCAGGGTACTCAATTTCAGTACTCATATATGATGTTTGTTTTGGTTCTGGTTCTGTTTCAGGATTTAATTGATCTGTTATATATTCTGTTAATTGTTCACTTGGCTCTATACTTAAAAACATTCGAATTCTTTCTGCTTCTTCTTCTGTTAGTCTGCCTTCAGTAACCATAGCATCTAAAGCAGGATTTCGAATAAGACCAGTATTTATATATGGATTAACAGAACCACCAGGAAGAGATCCAAGTACAGTTGCTATCATTTGTTCAGGGGGTATTGAACCTGAAGAAGTTGGAGCAGGTACTACAGAAGAAGTTACAGGAGGAGCTGATGCAGGAGCTGATGGAGTTGCAACTGGAGGAGCAGTTGAAGGAGTTACTATATCTTCTACTATATCCTTTATTGCAAACGGTTCTAAAGCTTCAAAGTAATCATTACCGCTTACAGTTTTATCTGATACCTTATTTATTGTTTTCTTTTCTAAAGCAGCTCGTGCTTCATCTGCTCGTGATTTTGCATTTAACATAGCAATCTCACGTTCTTCTCTTTGTGTAGCTGCCACCTCAGGTGCTGCTGCAATACCGGCAGCAGTTTGTGTTGAACCACCAATAATACCACTAACCATATCAGCAACAGCTGCTCTATTTTGTTGTTGTTGTCGTCGTAACTGAGCAAGCTCATTTAACTGTCTAGCCCTTGCAAGTTCATCTAGTTCAGCAATCTGTTGTTGCGCTGCACTGGTTGCTTGTGTTCGTGCTCTTGCACCAGCTTCTAGTAGTGCTTGTTGCCCTCTAAATGTTGAGCCTTGCCCTACATCACCAATCATTTGTCCTTGCGCTGAACGACGTATTGCTTCTCGTTCAGCAGACTGTACTGGTTGCAACTGTTGAGATAATATACGTTGCTGTTGTCCTGCATCCAATCCAAGCAAACCCAATGCTTGTTGTCGTTCCAATTCTTTAATACGATTTTTTTGTTCTGGTGACAATCTATCTATAGATGCAGCAGCTCTACCTGCTTGTGCAAGACCTTGTTGTTGGCCTTCAGCGATTGATTGTAACATCATTGCAATGGTTAACGGGTCCATTGTATCCTCACATATAAAAACATTCTATTGATATACCCCAGGCAACTTGTTGGCATTTACCTGCTGATGACCAAGCAGCCAAGCCTATCCCAAAGTTTAGTATTTCATCTGCCGATTCAAATAAGATATGTCCATTGGTAATAAATGTACCATCCAACAATACTGGAGTATCATTATTACTACCACTAAAACTATGTACCAATTGCTC